CTCCTGTGGTGGTGAGCTTGAGTAACTTTTCTTTTATTATTTTAGAGTCCATCAATCCATAGGAGGATATCATGGCTGCTACACTATCTCTTGGAGGTCAGTCCGCTGGTGCTGGCGATGAGAGATCACTTTTTCTTAAAGTCTTTAGCGGTGAGGTTCTAAATGCATATGAACGTGCAATTAAAGTCTCCACGCTCCTAACCACTCGTACGATTTCGAGTGGAAAATCCGCACAATTCCCGACTACGGGTCTTGCGCTTGCGCGTTATTTCACCCAGGGCGAAAGTCTTTTTGACGACGACTCTGCTGATTCTAACGCTTACATTTCTGCTATTAAGCAATCAGAACGAGTAATCTTCATTGATAACTTGCTCACGGCAAGCTGCTTCATTGATCAGCTTGACGAAGCAATGACCCATTATGATTACCGCTCTGCTTTTGCTACTGAACTTGGCCGTGCTTTGGCGCGTCACCAAGATAACTTGGCTTGGCACACCCTGACGGCTGCTGCGTTGGATCATGGTACTGTTGCTAACGAGCATACTCCCACGGCTAAGAACGCTGTTGAAACCGCGACAAACTTCTACACGGATTCTGCTGCGGCAGTTAACGCCATCTACAATGCGTCTAAGGCGCTTGATGAGAAGGATGTTCCGAAGGAAGACCGCGTGGTCCTGATGCCGCCGATTGCTTACTACAACCTGCTTAAAGCTGGTGTTCTAAGTATTGGTATGCACGCTACTATGGATACTCGTGGTCTCCATGCGGACGCTGGTGTTCGTGGTGAGCCTAGTGGTACTCAGATTGCTGGTATGCCTGTTATCGTGACTAACTGCGATGGTTGGGCTTCTACTGATGATGCTGCTGATGCAGGTGGTACTGCTGGCTTTACTGACGGTAAAGTCCCTTCTGCGGGAGCCGCTGAAGATCAAGGTATTCGTAACCTTGCTGCACCTGGGGCGACCCCTGACGGTGATGATGGCGATGGCATTGTTGCCATGAACGCGGATACTGCTTGCCTTGTGTTCCATAAAGCTGCGGCAGGTATTGTCAAGCTTAAGGATATCACGATGGAGTCCGAGTACATCATCGAGCGTCAGGGAACCCTGATGGTCGCAAAGATGGCTCAAGGCATGGGCGCACTTCGCAACGATGCTATTGTTCTCATCGAGACTGCCTGATAGCAACTAGCTAAAAACGGGGGGCATCCCTAGTGGGTGCCCCCCATAACCTCTTAATACAATATGGCAACATCAATCACAGCAATCACTGACGTAGAAGCAGTCAACAGGATTCTATCCACGGTTGGTGGAGAGAAGCTTGCCAGTGACACAGAGCTGTCCTCAGCAACAATATCTCTGATTGCTAACCTCGCATACCAAGATCTAAAGAACTCGATGCGGGACTTGATGTCTCATCCATGGGGATTTAATACAGAATATGATGTTGAACTTACAACCAGTGGAAATGCAATTACTGTGGGGACAGACGTTGCCACTATTGATCTAGCAGCAAATGATGCTGGATCTCTTGATGTAATCATTCGAGATGATGCCGGAACAAGAAAGCTATACGATAGAAAGTCCCATAGCTTCACAGCCTTCACTGGTGATACATATAAAACAATCATAACCTATTACCTGGCTTTTGAAGATATGCCAGAAGCCGCAAAGATGTATGTAATTGCTATGGCAGCAGTAAACTTCCAAGCAACACAGGTCGGTAATGCACAAATTGATGCAATCCTTCGTACACAACTTCTTGCTTCAAAATCAGCATTTGAGTCATATGAAGCTGCACAAGAATCATGGTCTATCTTTGATAACTACGATATCTTTAAGATTGTTTCTGGAGCACAGCGTCCTGTTATTGGTGGTGTTGGCCCAGCGTGGTGGGGAACTACGTAGTGGCTAATTTTGGTTATCAAGCCAGATCTATTATTAGCGGCGTTTCCACACGCCCCTATGCATTGCGTGAAGATGGGCACATGTCTGACGCATCAGAAAACTGTATGCTGTCAACCCGGTTTGGACTAACGAAACGTCCAGGCTCTACATTCCTACAAACAGTTGAAGCAAGCAATGCTGCAAACTACGGGGTGTTTATTCCTCTGCATGTCGGTGATGCTGAAAAAATTGTAGTAGGACTCGGAGCAGGTTACTGGCAGATCTTTAGTGGTTCTGGAGGTAAGGAGCCTGTCTGTCATTACCCTAGCTCTCAAGGTTCTACAGCAACCGCTGCCGCAAAGTATGCTTCCGCTGGAGCTTCGTTTGCTCCTCAGTATACGAGTACAACAACTATTGGCGATGTAACCTTTATTGCTGATTCTCAGGTAACTCCTAAGATGCTTGATTCTGCTACTGCTGCTCTTGATGAAGATGGTAGAACATCGACATGGCCCGGATATACATTCCCTGGTGCATCAATTGAGGATCCTGATGATAGTGGAACCATTGGAACTGATATTACAAATGATGATATTTTTGTTTGGTGGGTAAAGAGTGTTGTGTATACATCTGGTTATGAGCGGCTCCACCATATAACTTGGCAAGAAGATATTAATGGAACTACTACAACATATAAAAAGACCGTAATATCAAAAAAGTCATCCTCCGCCACCTCCTCCCGAAGATTGGATAATGATACCTCAGTATCTGATCATCATGGCTGCTGGCCTGATGGGCAAACGGTTGCTGCTTGTGGGTCATACAAACTATCGTCGAAACAGAACGCTGTGGGCCATAATATGATACAAGCCACATCACTTGATTCTCAATCATATGGTTCTGCGGAAGATGATATAGATATGAATGGTGTTGATTGTGTTATGGCAATGTACATTAATAAAGATCGAGGATCTTTATCGTCTGTATCACAAACAGGATCTGATGGTGAAGATTCAAAAGTTTTGGCATGGAAGAATGTTGATGTTATCGCAGATCTTCCCCCCAACTCCTTCCTTGATCATACGCTTAAGGTTGGATCCTCAGATATTGATGGTGGATCATATTTTCGTTTTGTTTCTGACGATACCGTAATTAAGGAGTTCTCCAATAATGCAGGAGCGACTAATTATGATAATGCGAATGGGCAAGTTAATGCTACATCAAAGATTCCCAGGACTGGACACTGGGAAGAGTATTGTGGTGCTGGGGTAGCACAAAGCATTAATGGCTCTACGATGCCTCTCCTCCTTGTGCGTAGACCTGATAACTCCTTTGGTCTTATGGAAGCTCGTGGAGCTTTCTACGTAAATGGTGATGAGGAAGAGGTTGTTATGGATGATGATAACACTGTTCAAATTACATTTGATGCTGGCTTTAGTGATGATGGAAGTAGTACCGCACTTGCTCCTATTGTTGTTGGTGATACGATACAGTTTAAAGAAAAATCTGGTGGACTATCGGCACTTGCAACGAATCTAGAGTTTGATACTACCTATTATATTAAGACCGTTGAGTCCCGTGTCTCCGCTAAAGTATGGAAGGTAACATTAAGCTCAACATCAAAAACTGGTGCCGTTGTTGATATAGATTCCGATGTAACCGGAGATGTGTATGTACAACTTACTACATACGAAGACTTCGACTGGGCGAAACGAGAGGCTGGTGACGATAATACTAATCCTCTTCCCGGTTTTATTGATCAAAGTATAACATCCTTGTTCTCCTTTCAAGACCGTCTTGGTTTTGTTTCTGAAGGCTCAGTGATCTTTAGTGGAACTGGTGACTACTTTAACTTCTTTAAAACAACGGTTAGAGATTTGATTGACTCAGATCCCTTCACTGCTGCTCCAAATCTTACTGATGGGGATAGTCTTAAGTTTGCTATTCCGTTTGAGAGGGATCTTGTTCTGATCTCAAATAAAGCCCAGTTCACCCTCAAAGCAACAGAAGGACTATCTCCAACAACCATAGCTATTGTACAATCAGCTAATGTAAACAACGATATATATGCAATGCCTACTGTCGTTGGAGATAATCTCTTCTTATCCTATAGCCAAGAAGATACATCTGGAGTTACTGCACTTAAGAAGAGCGCAAGAGTTGCAGATCAATATGACGTAATTGATACATCTCTAAATACTCCAGGATATCTTCCCAGATCTCCTAGACGTATGGCAGGAAGCTCAAAATATAATATGCTGTTTTATCTAGATGATGGAGCACCAACATCAACGGATAATACAGATCTGTATGTATACTCTTGGATGGATACATCGGAAGGGAGACCACACTCAGCATGGATGAAGTGGACGTTTGGTACTGATTATCAAATTCATGATATCATGATGTTTGGTGATCGTCTTTATATGCTGACCGATACAAACAATATGCTATGCTTGGAGTACATTGATCTCGATCTAACCTCGGAAGATAACATGCTTCAGGGTGGTGATTCTAGCGCAACGAATGATCTTAGAACAAACTTTGGTACTGTACTTATCGATCATAAAGCTGCAAATTTTGTTAATGCAACACAAACATCAGAAGTGATAGGTGACCGTGATGGTGCGGATCTTAGTATTGGTGGAGTATTTGCGAGGACAAACGCCACAGAGAATTCGACTATTGATCTGAAGTATAAGCTGCTTGCATCGAATGATGAAAATATTGTTATTGTTATGGCAGATGATACAGGAACAATCTACGAGTATGCTTTAAGTGGGACGACGACTGGAACCATTACCGTGGAGCTTGCGAGTGATGGAAGTCTTGCTGGACACGGGGCTGATGAAGGCACTCCTGCGGCTCAAGCAACAACAAGACTTACTCTGCATGGGGTAAACCTTAGTGGTAAAGAGTTCTACGTCGGTTTAAAGTACACAATGAATGCTACATATGGGCCGTTTATCCCCTCAACTCAAGAAGGATCACTATCTGGTAGGAATATCTTCGCCAAATCTGGCAGATTAACGTACAGTATGGCTAACGAATTTTCAATTGATGTAATCCAGGACGCAACATATACCCAAACTATCTCAGCAGCAGACTCTAAAAGTACAAAGACTGGAGATGTAATGTTTGCTATCCGAAAGCATCTGCCTGATTTGGCGTTTACTGTGAAGAATGAGAAACCATGGAATGCAATGTTTCAAATCCTTAAATATGACTTTGCCGTACAGGAGATCGCAGGTGGCTAAGATGCTTATTAGAGAAGCCGAGATTGGAGACGGGACT